TTAAAAGTAAAATAAATAAATCTTTTGCTCTACTTTTTTTAAAAGTAGATTGTATGGAGAAGCATAGTGTATTTTTTTATATTTTTATTGCATTTATTCTTTTCTTTTGCTTAGTTATTTATTATCAATCTAACTCTTTTGGTTTAAAATGTATTATAGCATCTAAAGATGGAAATCGTTATTGTGTGCGTGAAAGAGAAAAGTTAGAATTAGCAGCTAATCTTTTAGCAGAAGTTACACAAAAAATGAAAGAAATGGTAGCATATATGAAAAAAATGCAACCAAATGACCCACGCACAAAACGTCTTGTAGAAGGATTCAACCCAAAAAAAATTAGCGAGACATTGCCAACTAGCGAGTTAACTGCATACAGTGAAAATAAAGGTGAAAAATTAGCATTTTGTTTAAATACTAGTAAAGAAGGTAATAAACTAATTGATTTAAATACTCTAACATTTGTTGCATTACATGAATTGTCTCATATTATGACTGAATCTGTAGGTCATAAACAAGATTTTTGGCAAAATTTTAAATATTTACTTCAAAATGCTAAAGAAGCAGGTATATATGACCCTGTAGATTACAAAAAAAATCCAGAAGAATATTGCGGTATGAAAATTAATGATAACCCCTTTTATGATTTAGTGTAGTTTTTAAATTCAATTAATAAATTATTTAAACACACCAATTCTTCTTTTATTTTTTCATATTTATTTGTTTTTTTACTATCACTTTTAATTTTATCTATCTCAATTAATTTAAATATGACAATTGTAATTATTTTTTTTTCAAATTCTTTACATGTGGTTTTATCTAAATAAGTTTTCATTATTCAATTTATTATAATTTTAATTTAATTAAATAGCGCAAATAATTAAATTAAAAATAATAATAGCTTTATATATATGTCAAAATCGTTAACAAATACACTAGATAATATAGACCCACCTTTAGATACTCCTATTTATAAAGTAAAACATCTAATAAATGGTAAAATAGATACAATATATGTTTTTAATGGAAAAGTTACTTCATCTAATCAAGAAGAACTATTTAACAAAATTTTTACTGATAAAGAAAATGAAGAAATTAAAGCTGACAAAATAAATATTAAATTTTCAGAACAAACTATTCATTTTGACGATTCTATTGGAACTATTAAAATTAAAATACTTTATGAACTTAAAAAAGAAATTTCACTAGATGAGATTTATTTATTTTGTCAGAAAGTAGAGATTTTAAATTCAGTTTCCGTTTATCAATCCTTAACACAGAATAATAAGATACAATTAACTAATATTCGTTTGGAACAATTTTTATCCAATATTGTAAGTGATGAAAATGGAAATACATTTGTTAAACCTATTGAAAAAGAAGTATATACATTTGATGATATTTTTGAAATGAAATTTGAGAATAAAAAATATATTATTAATAAAGTTCTTGGACAAAAATTTTTTATTGTAGAAAATGAGTATCCATTTGTTTGTGACCCCTATGATGTCCATGACTATGATAAATTTTTTGAAAAATCTGCCAGAAAATCATTAACTACATTAAATAGTCATTTATTATTAAATACTGGAGATATAATTGACAATAGTATTTATTTGTGTATTGCTGGAGATGTTCTCTCTTATTTAAGTAGAAAAGATATATCAGAAGAAAATACAATTAAAATTTATTATCCATTTTTATATGATAAAAATATAAATAATTTAGAAGACCTTGAAAAGGATAGAGATTCACTTATAGAAAATAATAAAAAATATATAAATGAAAAAACTAGTGAATCTTTTAAAACAGTTGATATGTTTTATGATATTTATAATTTAAGAAAAACAGAACTTGATTACATTAATAAAGGAATAAAATATATCAAAGCTGTTATAAAACCTGATTTTAATGTTAAAATTCCACTTGAAATAATATTTAAAGTTATTCATGCTACTCAAGAAAATCCTTTAATTAAATACAACCCATCTTCTAGACAAGAAAATGTATATAGATTATTTACTGATAAAATTGCAACTGATGGAAGAAAAATTCCTTATCTTAAAAAAGCCGTTATTTTTAAACTTATGAAAAATATTGCTAGAAATAAATGCGTTTCTATTTATATTGAGTTACCCGATAATCAAACTATTATTTGTGAATTTGAAGAAGATGGTTATATAACTGTTAGTTCTGAGTTTAAAACACTTATTAGCATAGATGATATTAATAAAATTTTCAGAGATTCAATTAATCCAATCATAACAGAAATTAAAAATTTATTAGAACAGAGTGGCTACAAATTAAGTAAATTTAATAGTTTAAATGATGAGAATATTGAAATAAAACAGTTAACTTATGGAATGAAAATACACATCTCAAAACCTTTAAATATTGAATCTTATCGTGGTTGTTTATCTAGCATTTTTATTAATGAATCAAATACTTTTAAAGGTAATGAAATCAAATTACGTTTTAAACGAGTTGCAAATTACAGCAAATTTACTAGTCAGGAAGCATTTATACTTGAAAAATCAGAACAAGGATTACGAGGTGACCAAATTATTGAAGCACTTCTTGAAAATTTTCCTGAAGAATTAAATAAAAAACAAGCAGTTGAAATGGTTGCTAAAGTTGCAAATGAACTTGAAATAGAAAGAGGTGTTAGAAAGTCTGATATTAAAATTAAAAATAGCCCAGGATTTAAAATAAATATTGTATTAGAAAAGGAAACAGGAATTCTAACTATTATATGTGAAAATATAAATAACATTAATTATTTACATACATTGCCTATTTATTTAGATAGTATGATTAGATTAACACAGAATAAAAAATCTACTAACTTTTCAGAAAAAGAAATAAATCAATTATGTTCAAGTGGAGAGAAAAATGATATTTCTGTAAATGACATTATTTCTCTTTCAGAAGAATCTGCGCCTACTTCTGAAATACCTTCTATAATATCTGATGAAGATGAAGTTCAGTTTAATAAATTTAAAACAGTAGATATTAATAAACCCAAAGGTGCTTTAAGTTTATTTTTTGATAGTGATAATGAAGAAGATGAAGAGGATGAATTAGAGGGCGGACAAGGTGAAACAGAGTCAGAATCTTCAATTGAATCTGATAAATCTGATAAATTAACTTATAATAATATTACTGTGCCAAGTGGGATAAGTAGTTCAAGTGAAGAATCTATTGAAAGTATGAACTCTTTAACTAATGATTCTATTCCAAAAAAATTAGACTCATTTGGTGTTTCTGATTCTGAGTCTTCTATTAGTTCTGAAAAGGTTGAATCACCTCCTCAACAAGAGGATATATCTGTTACTTCTGAAAAGGTTGAATCACCTCCTCAACAAGAGGATATATCTGTTACTTCTGAAAAGGTTGAATCACCTCTTCAACAAGAGGATATATCTGTTACTTCTGAAAAGGTTGAATCACCTCTTCAACAAGAGGATATATCTGTTACTTCTGAAAAGGTTGAATCACTTCCTCAACAAGAGGATATATCTGTTACTTCTGAAAAGGTTGAATCACCTCCTCAACAAGAGAATATATCTGTTACTTCTGAAAAGGTTGAATCACCTCCTCAACAAGAGGATAATGATTCCGTTAAACTAAACATACAAGAAGAAAATGAAGAAGATGAAAATGAAGAAAATGAAAATGAAGAAGATGAAAATGAAGAAGAAGATGAAGTTAGAAATATAGATGGAATGAAATTAAATAAGCCTTATTATTTTCAAACACTTATAGAAAAAAAAGACCCAATTCTAATTTTAAAAGAAGATACTCCTCAATACAATTCCTATACTAGAACATGTAGTTCAAATATGAGAAGACAACCTGTAATATTAACAGACACTCAACTTAAGAAAATAAATGAAGAACATCCAGGATTTTTGAGGAAAGAAGATGTTATAAAATATGGTTCAAATCCTAAAAATCAATTTAATTATATTTGTCCACGTTATTGGTGTTTAAAAAATAATACATTAATAAATCCAAAGGATTTAAAAGAGGTAATTGGAAAGGATGGTAAAAAAGAATTAGTTCATCCAACTTGTGGCAAAGTTTTACCAAAAGGAGATAAAAAAGTAAAACCAGGTTATTATATATATGAATTTTATGGTGAAAAGACAGGTAAAAAAGATTATAAAAAATATCCTGGATTAATACCAGATTCACATCCAGATGGTTATTGTTTACCTTGTTGTTTTGATAAATATAATACTGAAGGAAGAATAAAAGCAATGCAAAAATGCTATGAAGAGAGAGTAGATGAAAAAAATGAAGGAGAAAAAGAACATGATAAAAAGAAGGAAAAATTAATAGAACAAGAACAAGATGAATATATTAAAGGTCCTGAAAAATTTCCATTAGAACAAGGACGTTGGGGATATTTACCAGTAGAAATTCAGACAATGTTACATGAAGCAAATGCAGATTGTCAAATAAGTAAAAATAATACTAATATTAAAGAAAATCATCCATGTTTACTACGTCATGGAATTGAGGTTAATAAAAAACAATCTTTTATTGCATGTATATCCGATGCAATTTTCTTTGGTAAAAAAATTTTAGATGAAGAGAATAAGTTAACTAAAAAAATTGCAAAAATATTAGATGTAAAAGGAATGAGAGAAAGAATAATCAAAGCTATTTCTATTGATACATTTATTAGATATCAAAATGGTAACTTAGTAATTGATTTTTATGATGAAAATAAAAAGGTTGATATTAATAAATATAATAATTCAAAGTTGTTCAGAAAAATAGATTTAACCAAACAAGAAGACAAAGAATATTTTACAAAGGTTGTTTCTTCTTATGAAAATTTTATAAATTTTTTAAAAGACGATGATGTTATTATCGACCATACATATTTATGGGATATTATAAGCATGCCTAATAAATATTTATTTCCAAATGGTGTTAATCTTGTAATATTTCAACTTCCCAAAGATGATATAACTAATAATGTTCAACTTTTATGTCCTACAAATCATTATTCAACTGAATTTTATGAAGCAAGAAAACCAACACTTATTATAATAAAAGAAGATAACTATTATGAACCAATATATTCTTATACTACTAATAATAAAAAAATATCAGTTATAAAAGAATTTAAAGAATATGACCCCCATCTTTCAAAAACAATGAGAGCTATTTTTAAAGAAATAATAAAACCATTTTTTAATTTAATTTGCAAACCATTAGATAGCATGCCAACTGTTTATAAAGCAAAAAGGCCTCTTCTACTTTATGACTTAGTGCAAAAATTAGATAAATATGAATATAAAATAAAAAAATTAGTAGTTAATTTTAGCAATAAAGTAATTGGAGTTATTGCAGAAGAACCTTTTTCTGATAAAACAGGATTTGTTCCTTGTTATCCTTCTTCAATAGATGAAGACCTTAAAAAAGATTTAGATTTTGTATTTATGACAGATATTAGTTTATGGCAAACATATCAAAATACAATACAATTTTTAAATAAATTAGACAAAAGAAGTAAAAAACGTAGAGATGAGGCAGATATTCCATGTAAGCCAGCATTTAAAATTATTGAAGATGAACATATTGTTGGAATTTTAACTAATACCAATCAATTTATTCAAATTTCCAAACCAATTCGTCTTGATGAAATAGATATAGAAATAGATATACCATCTATTAATAATGATAATTATATAATAAATTCAAATGCGACTCCCATGATGTCAAGTGAAATAGAAATTACTACCAAAAAAGATGTAGATGAAGAAAGAGTGGATTATATAAAAAAAATAAAACTTGAAACAAGTTTTTATAATGTTTTTCGAAATACAATTCGCATATTAATAAATGATTATGATAATGTAAAGATTAGAGAGAAAATTGAAAATGAAATGACAAATGAATATATAATTTATTCTGAAAAATTAAAAAATATAGATTATTTGCTTCATACTTTGGTAAAAGATAAAATACAATTTATCGGAGACAATAATTATTATAAATTAATAAATCAGGTTTCTACATGTATTGTAAAAGATAAAGATTCATGTTCAAATACTCCAAATTTATGTGCTGTTACAGAAAATGGAAAATGTAATTTAATTTTACCCGAAAAGAATCTTATTACAAATCACAAAAATGAAACTATATATTATGGACGAATGGCAGATGAGTTAATTCGTTATAATAGAATTAAATCATTTATGTTACAACCTCAAACTTATTTATCATTTGGAGATATTGGTTATAATTTAAAAGAAAATGAAATAATATTAATTCAGTCATTATTAACGCAAGAATATTTTGACACCCTTATTCCAGCGGTTACTAATAAATATGTTAAAAATATATCATATGATGAAGTTCAACCTATTATTAGTCAAGTTTACGAAAATATAATTCCCTCCTTAGACCATGCAATAGGAAGAAAAAATGAACAAGTTTGTGATAAAAAAGTAAATGAGAAAATTACATCTAGTGTGTGGAAAAAATGTTTTCCTGAAAATTACTCGGAAATTGAATATAGTAAATATAATTTTTGCACATTTAATTTTATTATTGACATAATTGAAAAAAAAACAGGTAATAAAATAACTCAAAATCAAGTTAAAAATGAATTATTTGAAGAATATAAAAAATATTTAGAAAAATATAATGACAAAATAGTTGATATTTTAATTTTAGAGGGAAAGAAAACATTAGGAGACCAAGTTAAGGGACAAACTTTAACATTTGCTAACTTATTATATACTGACAATTATTTCTTAACAACACTTGATTTATGGTTATTAGTTGAAAAATACAAAATACCTACTATATTTATTAGTCAAAAATGGATACTACAAACAAAATATGAAAAACATGAGTTTGTTGGATATGGAGATGAAAATGATAAGTTTGCATTTATATTTATACCTGGATTTAGACCTGAAAATGTTCCAGGATATAAACTAATTCAATCTGATAAAGAAGATATTTTTATATCATTAGATAAATTAGATGCAGATTGTTCTGATGTTATTAAAGAATCAATTAAAAATAAAATTTCAATAAACACATACTTATATAATTTTGTCAAACCTTTAACAACAAACTATGAAAAGAAAAAACCTCCAAGACTAATCATTGATTCTGATACAGGAGATAAAAAAGAAGAAAAGAAAAAGCAAAAGAAACTAATAATAGAAGAAACAACTCCTATTTCAGAAGAAGAGTTTATTATTCAAACTAAAAAGAAAAGACAAACTAAAAAAAAATTAAATGTTAGAGGAAATACTAGAACAAAGAAAATTTAAAGAAAGAAAAGACAAACTAAAAAAAAAATTAAATGTTGATAGTTCAAGCAAAGTAAATATTTAACTTATAGAAATATCTTCATTATCTTCATCTTCGCTGAATTCATCTTCAACATCATTACTAGTAGATTCTGTTTCATCATCTGATGGTTCTCTTTCATCATAAATAAGACTAAAGTATAGTATATTTCTTGTAATATATCTTTCATTTAAACGATTTTCTTCACATATTAAATGGTCAGATAAAAAATTACTATTTTGTGTTTCTATATTATTAAATTTAATATGATTATTATCGAATTCAATAATTTTACCTACTATTTTTTTTTGAAAATTTACAGTTTTTGTAACTATTTTAATTTTTTTTCTTCCAAATTGTGGATTATATTTATAAAACTTTATTAAGCTTCTATTTAAAAAAAATGCTGCATCTTTTTGTTCATGTTGTAAATATGAATATTTAGACATAATATAAAGTAATAAATAAGGTCTCATAATGTTAATTAATTTATCATTTGGAAAGTTATCATCTATTTGTATTTTACATTTAAGTCTAG